CAACATTATTCTTTAGATATACTGGCGTTTCAAATATTATTGGAGTTGGAGAACTACCATTAGTAGATGTATTGATATCTGCTGCAGGAACAATTACTCTACTAAATGGTACTACCTTAGGAGTAATTGATAACGTAGAAGCATCACATTCACGAATCTCAATTATTACTGGTTGCGTTGCATCTTTTGATGCGAAGAATAGATCGATCTTCGACAAGAATGCTCCTGGAATAGTGCTAGAAATGCCATCAGAAACTCTGAATGTTTGGGCTATTGGATCGATGCGCTCGAGCGTACCGGGCTCAATTCCGAGTAAAGCAGTTTGATTTTCAACAAGTGTTCTTGTAGATACATCGATCTCTCTAGTAGAGATAATATTCCCTCGCGTGACAACATCCAATCCACCAGCACCGTAGTTTGTCTCTGCAGACGTTGCGGTAGAACCGATTGAACTGCTATTGGTTGGGCTATCTGTAAGTCTAAACTTTAGATTACCAACTGGAAACTTGACAGAATCATTATTTGGTATTCTGAAGTTTCCGTATAATACACCATTTGCGTCAGTGATAAGCGCACTACCTTCGGACGCAGTATTTGCAAAGGAAGAATTTGCTGGTGCAACATACGAGTTTACATCCTGAGTATCAAAGAATGCATATACCCGTGTATTTGGTTTCATGCCTTGCGCTGTAAAGTTGATCACTCTAGAACGTACATAAGGAATCAAGTTTACATTTTGTACTGAATCACCTAAATTTGTCTCAGTTAGCGTACCGGCATTTACAACAAGTTGTTGACCAGTTCTGGTTTGCGTACCAAACGTACCAATCCCGCCATTAACTCCTTGCTGCCATGTTCTTACGGTATTCCACGATCCCCAGTTGATACCTATGTGGTTTGCAACTTCTTCGAGGGCATCGGAAAGAAATCCAAAATCAACAGATACAGAAGGAGCAGTAGTAACATCTTGCCAATAGTCGTTATCTGGAGTTAAAGTTATAATGCCTTTATAATTGTAGAACAAACCAGTTGCGTTTCTTGTATCTGTAGCAAACTCTTGCTTGAGAGTCTCAGAGTGTGTCCATGGAAGAAGAATTAGATCACCGGTATTAGGAACAGAAACAGAAGACACATTTCTTGAAGTAGTAGAAGTACCACCTACTGCGTTGACGCCGGTAGTAAATGTACCAGAAACATTGGACAGATAGAGCTTAGTTCCAACCTGATGATCTAAAGTGCCGCTTGCTGCTCCCTGTGTGACTGTCTCACCTTTCGTGTAGGTTCCAGCAGTAGAGATAGTGAGTGTTGCGTCTTTAGAAGTTGCAGTGGTATTCGTTGAATTTGCTGATTTGAACTCAAGTTGAACGTCATCTAATTTGAATGATGGACGAAGCTCTTTATTTTCTTTATCTATAGCAACTTTGTATCCATCATCAAAGTAGTCACTTGATACGAAATCGACAAACTGATCTACTGCTATACCATTCTTGAATCGATCTACACCTGTACTGTCTGCAAGAAACAGTGATTTTGTGTCTGCTTCTAAGAGAGACAAAGAAGTATAGTATTCAAGATTATCGATTCTTTGTTCTAATCCCTTAATATCTTTCATAGTAAATCTACGAACTCGATTTGTTTGGTCCGTCTTAATAGAAAGATCATTTCTTCCGTTAGGAGCAGTTGCTGTGCTAATCCGACGAGCATTATCCTGAGGAAGAGATGGATATGGTTTTACATCCACTATACTGATCGTCATACCATCTGAAGGAGATGTAGGAGTCTGTGGATTTAGATTTGGTACACCACGAATTACTCTAAATTGACCAGTAGATGTAATTACGATTCTATCCTTACGTGGTAAGTAGTAATCAAAATCAGTAATGAAATCTTCATTTGGCGCCATATAACGCAACCCACCGGATGGTTCAACAATTGCAGTTGAGGTGGCTGGGTTGCGGGAAATATTTGTAAGCGAAGTTACGTTATTTGCTGTATCTGTAATTCTTGGGCGAATATCAATTTGATTTCTGAGATCATATCTTAATCCAGTTACGCCGGAAGTATAAACTGGAATTTCAGCAGTTTGAATTGCTGTAGTATTTGCAGTATTTGCATCATCAATTGGATAAGAATTAATAGATAAGTAACCAATACCAGAAGATGTATCATGAGTAAAGTAATCAAATTTAACCAGATATACATCACCATTTGCAATTGTTCTTGATGATGTTGTTTTTAATTTGAGTTTGGCATGGTCATAATAGTTATCACGCATACCTGTATCTAATTCAAAGTCTGATGTTACATCAGTACCTTCAGAGGTCGTTGTGAAGAATGCATTGCCGGATTTATAACGTACTTCACGAAGTTTATGCCCATCTGATAAACCAAGATTCCATGGACCGGTTAAACCAGCAGAAGCAAACCCATCACTAACATTAATTTCAACATAACGGTTTTTATTAATTGTCTTTGCAATTTCTTGACCATCTACCTTTTTCAATTCTGTAGTAATATATGCATCGACAGTTGAATTTAATGTTTCTTTAATATCAAGAGTGGCGCTAGTGGTTGAGTTAATTGTGATACTACGATTACCCGTATCGCCACCGACGCCATTCATTGAAATTACTTGACCAGGCTGGAATGCTTTGAAGACTGTAGCGCCTGTGATTGCGAGACCTTCGCCTGGACCATAGTAGTTTACAGATGTTGCGCTGTTAAGATTTGAGATAACGTAAGTATTTGCTTCGCCTTGTAACTTTAATACATCACCAACATTGTATTTTGTAGTAACTGCAGTCAATCCTGTAATTGTATTTGCATTTGCAGCACGTGCTGCAGCAGTATCCAATGGAGAGCCACCAGGTGTATTTGCAGTTGCTTTTAATACAACATGGAAGTTTTCTCGCTCTTGAGTATCATTTAATAGACCTGTCGAGAATGGATATTGTTCATCAGCAGCAGTTGTGAGCGTGACCGTACCATCAGAAGCAATTGTTACAGAGTTCTTTTTAAGGAATCTATATTCATTGTCAATGGCTCCATTAACATCTCTAACAGTTTTAATATTTTCTGCTGGAATATTAAAGATTGATCTATTGAATTCTGTTTCAGATAGAGTTGCATTATTACTAACTAGAACTGTATCAGCAATACCATCAGCTGAAGCATCATTAAAGTAAATTGAACGAACATAACTATAACTATTTGCAGTCATATTGATGTCATAAAGATATAACTTATATTGAGCGTTTGCTGCGCCTCTTGTTCCTGAACTATACTGAACTGCTCTTACTCGAGCTTCACCAATTTTTGTTCCACCAACAGCCGTTGGAAGAATAGTTGTCAATGAGTTATTTGCAATGGCATTTACTTTTCTATCATACAAGTCAACACGATCATGACCATTGATATCCCATGATCCAACTAAGTTATCAACTACGGTGTAGTTGCCATAGTTTGCTGGAATAGAGATCTGCTCTACCGAGTTTACATCTGTTCCTTTATCAATTGATATATGTTTTGTGGTTAGATTTTCGACTTCAAATCCACGAATGTATGCTTTACCTGGAGAGATGTCTGCCGATAGCTTATTAACATCACCGCCATTTCCTGAGGTATATACACCGCCGTTGTCTGCAGAGTTTAGATGCTCGCGCATTCTAACATTCAACCCATTGACGATATAATCACCAGATTCATCATATGTGCGTCGAGCAATGTACTCATCGATCACTGAGTAGATTGGCTTGTCTGACTTATACTCAATATTGCCATCTTTAATTCGAATACGCTCAATAAAGTTATCTTCAGCCGTATCAGTTAATGCTTTCTTTGTAATAGTCGCCGTTAGTTTTAAACGGTCAGCGCCAGGAGCTGCATAGTTATATGCACCTTGAGCGGGATCCAAAAGCGTTGTATCAGTTGATGAAGAAACAATTGTTTCGTTTATTAAGTAACCAATTTTAATAGAAGTGTTTGCATTATATCTACCAACAATTGTATTTGCTGAATCGACGCGAATAAAGTGATCTTTTGCAAAAATTATACCTTCATTGAAGGAAATTCTTGATGCGCCGCCAGTCACATTTGTTGACTGAACGCCTTCTGTAATTACATTCGCAGAAATTGCAGGAATAGTATTTGCTGTTAACCGTTCGCCGCTTTGAAATGCTGCTGTAGTGCCAAGTGTACCCGCACCAGTGTAGCGAATATAGAGAGTTTTTGTATTTGGAGTATTTACTTCCGCGCCTGTTAAAGCATCAATTACATATGCAGTGACTCCAGATGTGGTACCTGTAAGTGTTGACCCAACAAAGGCAGCTGTATTTACTGCAGCTCCATTGTTATCGTCATCGCGGATTTTAACATATTTAATTGCGTTATCATATGTTAGTTCATTGCCACGAACAACAGAACCTTCCTGGAATACATGTTCTCCAAATCTATCTACCTGATTTTGTAGGATCGTTTGTAGCTGCGTAAGTTCGCGAGCTTGAACTGCAAGCCCTGGACGAAATAAGATTCTGTGAAAGTTTTTTGTCTCATCAAAATCATCATAATAAGGGCTAACATTAAAGTTTGTCGTCAAAGACCCAGTATTTGCTACAATTGCCATTCAGATATTCCTTAGAATTTCACAATAAGTTTAATGTCTTCGATTTGATCAGAGGCTCTTGCAATAGGACCTCTATTCTCTATATAGAGAATATCTCCAGTGTACGGTTTCAAAGTACCGTAGGAGATTGAACCAAGAGTTGAAGTAACGCCGCTTGTTAGCCCGGTAAGAGTTTCAGAAGTAGTAAACGTGCCGTTTGACTTTGAATCAAGAACACGAATAACCCCAGCTGTATTTGCAGCATTTGTATTAGCAAATGAAACCAACTTACCAGAAGCTCCAGAAGTACCACCACGGATAACTTCGTCAAGAGTAAAGTTACCAGAACCAGAAACACTTGAAACAGTTAATTGCGTTGTTTGATCATAAGATGATGAAGTAGCTACCGAACCATTTGAAAGAAGTTTTGGATCTCGAATAATACCAAAGGCTCTGAAATCGTTTGTGGTTGGTAGTGTATCTGTTTCAGAACCAATTAACTGTACGTTTACAATTACGTTATGGCCAGCCAGTTCACCAACTGGATCAGAACCATGACCGCCTGGAGGTGCAATATAAGCACTAGCAGTACCACCAGAACCATGAGAAGTATTTGAAGTAATTGTTACAGTTGCTTGCGAGTAATTAGAACCAACTGTTACCATATTTACATAGTTAATTGCGCCAGAGTTTACATTAGCATAAGCAGCTGCACCAGAACCATCGCCAGTAATTGTCACTCTTGGACCAACTAGATAAGTTGATGTGGTGTTTGGTGTGACAGTAAATGCTGGGCTAACCGTAACACGCTTTGTTGCACCAACATAATTAGTAATATTTCTTACTTGCCCAGACCCTAGACCAGAAGAAATATAAAGTGCGCCGCCAGTATATCGACCATTATCAGCAGAAGCGCCAGAAGAAAGATCCATAATTGTTGATGATGATACGCCCGCGAGCGTTCCAGTTTGAGATTCATATGAGGAACCGCCTGCTGTAACATCAATAATATTAATTGCGCCGTTCGCTGCTGCAGCTTGAACGTCCCACTGAGCAGAACCATCATCAGAGGTAAGAGTCTTTACTGGATGCCAGTTTGTTGTGAGAAACTTGAGAGCAGAACCAGCATCTACTGAATACATGTATTTCCAGTGGTATCCGTCAGCAGTTACAAGAGTAGAGGTTGAAGTTCCTGTTGGTTCAACTGTTGATGATGCAGCTTTATTATTAAATAAGCATTTATATACATCATAATTACTATTCATTACATAAAATGTATTTGAGGAAGCTGGTGCATCAAATAATGTTGAAGAAGAAGTATTATACTCTCTATAGACTTTACCAGTTGTCCAATCGTATCTTGGTACAGCAAATGTAACATCGGCAGATTGAGCGCGTTTTGCGCCAATCATTTCTCTCCAATTGTCATATTCTGTAACTTGTATTGAGTCTGTTGGAGTGGGAGGGTCGTTGTCATCGTCCCATGAGGAGACTCTAGAAATAAAGAGATACATATTTGTTGCGGCTGCTTCACTGAATGCTTCATGAAACTGCTCTGCATTATGAACTCTAAATCTTCTTGTAACTGTGCCTGGCATTTATTCAATCCTCTGCAGAATTTATTTTATTTATTTATAATTT